ACACCATGAACCTGTGTTAGTTTTAGAACCGCTTTAGTCGCCATCTGTTATTCCTTACTGGTATCTTGCTTTCTTTGCATTACGCAAAATTTTGAAATCTTTTCCGTCAATTTTACCATTCTTATTGGCATCCAGTTTATGCTGACTGCCCTTTAATTCTTCGTCGGTCTGCTCAACGTCTTCAGTCTTTAGACTTTCACCACGCTTTACGAGTTGCTTACCAGAAGCTTGTGCTCCTGCTGCTCTCTTACGAAGAGTCTTGGTGTCCTTCTGATCCTTCGACCAGTCGCCACCACCCATCTTCATCTTGTCAACGATAGCATTACCTTGAGCACGTGCCTTTGTTCTGTAACTCTTAAGAGTCGCAGTAGAAAGTTCTTCCAGTTCTTCGACTTCTTCCTTGACACCACGGTCTGCTTCCAACTTGGCAGCAATGGCCATCTGACGACGCTTCTCCGCACTCTTGCCCTTAAACTGAGGAGCATCTGAGTCCTGGAAATCCTTGATGACATCGCCCATCTTTGCCTTGGCGATGTTAATCTTTTCCTCAATTTGCGAGAGGAAATCTTTAAACTTCTTCTGACTCATCTTGTTCTACTTCCCCGTTAAAAATACGATTTGTCATTTCTTGACGGCGAGATGCCAATATGTCTCCGACCTTTGCTGAAAGAGCAAGATCGTAATCCTGTTCGGCATCACTCATATTTCCGTCTTCAATGTTATTTATTAATGAAAGAATGAGTTCATTATTGTCCATTATTTTGTCCTTCATCTGGTGGCGGTTGCATTGCAGGTTCTAAATCAACTGGATCCGCCGTATTTTGTAGTTCAATTTCAGCAATTTCTTCATCAGTTAGTTTGAGAATATGCTTTTGCACATATTCTTTACTATATAGAGTTCCAATATATGTTGCCATACCGTTGAGAATCTCAATTCTTGATTGAAGAATTTGCTGTTCTTTTGATTCAGTATAAAATGCATCAGTTGCATACTTATACTGAATGGCATCTTTCAGATCATTCCAATCTCCCTCGGTAATAATTCCCTTCATAATCAACTGAGTCTTTAGAAGATCGTCGAATAGTGTAGAGAATCTGCGGCGGAGTTTAGAAATAAACTTAGTAAATTTCCATTCATCACGATTGATTTCGGCAGCACGACCAAAGTTTAGTCCAGATTGCTGCTGTAATCTTGAGATAGGAACGTTCAATGCCTGATATAGTTTGCGCTGGAAGTAATCAATATCTTCGATTTCTCCAAGATTCTGACCACCAGGAAGTGTTTCAATCTGAGTTCCTCTACCACCTTCGCGGCGAGGCAACCAGAAATCTTCAAGCATCGACATAAACTTTTTATCGTCGCGGATTTCACCTGTCGTACCATCATATACCAGTTTGTTTCTATACTGGTTCATGATTCCTGCAAGATACTGTTCCGCTTTAAACTTAGGTAGATTACCAACGTCAACATAAAATACTCGACGTTCAGGTGCTCTAGAAATTCTATAGATAACAGCAGCGTTTTCCATCATGCGCAACTGGTTGGCAGGACGAATTGCTTTGTGCAGATATGACAAAGCGATGTTCTTATCTTGATCAACTAGGCCAGAAGGAACATAGCAAATTGCATCTTTAGTAATTTTCATTGATGCAGAAGAACTGCTTGCGCTATAATTAGATGGAGTTTTGTTTGGAACAATACCCTTCTCATTATAGACAAAGTATTCTTCAACTTTTTTTACAAACTCAACGCCAGTTTTATCATCTTTTTCTTTGGTAATTTCGCGCACTTTCTTGATCTTTCTTGGATCAATAAAGCGAACATCAGTAATACCTTGTTTTGGTTTTGCTGTATCAATTACTTTGTGAAAGTATAAACGTCCATCAATATACCAACGACGAAAATAATCTTGTGCTCTGGTATTGAAATCTAAGACAGAGAGGATATACTCAAACTCATCCTCAATATTTTTCTTAATTGATTTCGATAGATTTACTTCATCAAGATTAATTGTGACTGGTCTTTCATCGTCTAGATTTGAAATTGAGTCATTAATGATGTCGTCGATGGCAGAGTCAACGTCTGCCATCGTAGCGATGTCGCGATACTTTTTGATGAGTTCTTGTTCACTAGTGGCGGTGCCTTCTAGGTCAAGGTAGGTGCCAAAATAACCACCTGCCTTTATGGCCTCGGCACCGCCATCGTCTGTGGGTGCCACAAACGACTTCTCAGTCGGTGGCACCCTAGACTTTTCAATCTTATAACCAAAAATTTCCATAATTCAAATTACTTTTTCAATTAACGTACAGTGTAGTGCTGATACTGGAAAGTAACAGTAAACTCCTCAATAACATCATTCTGACCATACTGCAATGCAATTTCTGACATATTAATTGGGAATGCAGAGTGCAGAGTGTATGTCTGGAGAACTTCGTCGTTACGATCTAGATGCTCAACAGCAAGATCGATCTGGTAATCAGCAGGTGAAAGAACACCTGTATTATCAACCAGATTATTCATTCCGTCCATCCACTGCTCGAGTGGTTTGCGGAGAGAGAATTCTGTATCGTTGACAATTGTAATTGTCCAAGGATCGAAAATACGCTCACCAGCAAGTTTTACTTCACGACCACGGTATTGAAGTAAAGTTGGGTTAACATTTGATGCAGGAAGCGCCGCACCAGTAACCAACAGTGAGTATTCTGGATTTGGAGTATCAACATACCCAGGGAAGTTCAGAAATACACGAAATTGGTTTGGTCTTGCACCACCAGCACCTAGTAACCCCTTAAATTTTGAAATATCCATATTAGATTCTCCTAATTTCTTTCTCTATTTATTGGGTTATTATGCGCCAACTTCTTCAAACGAAATCGAAGTTCTTGTAGCAATGAAGTTCAATTGGATGAAGTTGATTGACTTTGCTGGTTTGATGTAAATATCAGCAACGAATTCGTTACGATCAATTACGTCACCAGTATTGTTTGTTTCGTCGCAAACGACACGGAAGTCGTAAATACCACGACGACCACGAACGTCACGCAGGAATGGTTCTACGATAGAACGGAACTGCGAACGAGTGAAGACATCGTTGAATTCGAACAGTTGATACTTAGCAGCAGTTGCAATCGCCTTTTCAAGAGTGATGAAGAGACGACGAACATTGATGCGGTCAAACGCAGATGGCTTAAGAAGAAGTGTCTTGTCACCATACAGAACAACACCAGCACCAGCAATATTTGCTACTGCGTTTACGCCGATCTTATAAAGTTCGTCGCGCTGTGTTTGGTTTGGAGTCCAAAGCAACTTAACAACATTCTTGATAGCACCACGGTTAAGACCAGCAGGTGACCACCATGGATCATTTGTCTGATCGGTACGAGCGCAAAGACCAGCAATATCAGCATTCAGAGGAACATTGACATATGTGTCATTGTAACGGTCATATTGACGTTTCCAACCTGAGTCGGCAACAACATAAGAACTGTTGCGCTGTAGTGTGTCAATATAATATTCTAGAACTGCGGCAAGAGGATCTGCTGCCTTAACCGAAGCAAGGTCAGGAGAAACGAATACCATCGCGTCCTTTCTTCCGCCACCAGTTGGATCAGCAATGATGTCAATTGCATATTGCTGCACATCAGAATTATGTGGTCCAGTAATGACTAGTGAAACGTCTGTTGTTTCAGGATTTGAGAAGAGATTATATGCATCCTGAAGGTCGCCTGTCGATGGATCATCATCAATACCACCTGAAAGTTCTTCAGTATGATAACCAATGTTTGAATCATCGATCTTGTTGAATGTTCCAGCAGTAGCGTTCGAACCCCAAGTAAGTGTATAACCAGTATTCTCTGGGTGATTTGCCCACCACACATACTTCGATTGGTTGTTGAGAACGTTCTTATAGTAAATAGAACCGTTATCGCTACCCTTAGCATCTGCAGCAACCGAAAGATTTGGATATGTTTCAAGAACCGCACCAGCAGCGCCAGTAAACAGACCCATAGAATCGATCACAACAACGTGGACTTCATCCATATATGCACTTCTGGCACCGCAATAATTCGAAGTACCTGGAGCAGCAGCAAAGTATGAAGTATAATCCCAATCTGCCCAACCGCTAGAGTCGCAGATAGAAACAATAATCGAATTACCAAGTGCACCTGGATATTTTGCTACGAATGCGCTGTTCGCATCAGCAATTGCATCTTCGTAATCAGTTGAGTTTAGAACTGTGATTGCAGAACCAGCGCCGACAGCGTTTCTTGCAGCAGAACCGACTGCGCGAACAACCTTCAGATTGTTTCCATACGACAGGAAGTTAGCAGCAGAGAAAAATGTTGTTGCATTATCTGCAGTTGGTTTGCTAAATGTTTTTACTAGTTCGTTTTCTGATGCGACAGTAACGATTTCCTGTGCAGGTCCCCATAGGAAATAACCAGCGAATGCACCAACCGATGTTGAAACGGCAGGAATTACATTAGTGATGTCTTTCTCAGTAACTAGGACTCCAGGTGATAACTGAAAAGCCATAATTTTCTCCTTGTGTTAAAATGATAAAGGTTTCATTTTATCATTTTATTTATAAATTGCCTAATTTTGACATTAGAAGAACGATGGTTTTGTATCCATCACCTTCCAGTAATCACCCCCTGCAACAAAACCTTCTTCTTCTCTTCCATCTGTGATAATTCCAAATGGTGTGAGATCTTCTTCAATTTGCTTCATCTGGGAATCATATAGTTTTTCTCGGATATCTATATCTGTTAGATCCTTGAAATAAGTATTAGTAGTTAACCAACCAAACAGTACAAGACACATTGCTAAGTCGTCATGATAACCTTCGTCTGCCTGATAAGTTCCTGCTTTCTCAATAAATGTAGATAGTTCGCTGATTGTATCAGCATCAAAAATATGTAGTTTACCTTCTTCCAGCAAAGATTTAAAGGTAAAACAACCCTGCCTCTTTACTTGTTTAGACATCTTAACGCCAAACTGTGTAGATCTACCGAACCCAGGAGACAAATATTGTTTATTTGCATCCTTCGCAGTCGTCAAGATATTGTCATACTCCAACTCGCTGTGTAAAATGTCAGCGACCTGTTGTCCAATATCATTAACTTCAATCAACACATGCGCAGAATTGTAATCTTTCGCCACTTTATTTATAATATTGGGAAACAGAAGTGGAGCAATCTTGTTGTCTCTATATTTAGCAACCATCTTATATGGCACTGTTGTGACATCAATAGTTGTGAAAGTTGAATAGTCACCACCAATACCACGTGCAGTATCGACAGTCATTGCATAAGTTCTGCCTTCCGTTGGTTCTTCATAAATGTCCAACCCATCTTTCGTATAGATTGGATCAATAGAACTCATCATACCCAAAGTTTTAGCATTGATCAGAGTGTTACTCGAACCAAGGAAATTACACATAACTTCCTGGTTAAACTTGAGTTCTCCGAGCATCTTGAGTTGCTCTTCCGCCCATGCTTCATCGCGTCCAGGAATTTCCGTGTATGGAATGAACATTGGTGCGAAACCATTCACACCCTTTTCTGCTTCATTCCAGAATTTCCAGAAGTGATTATAACCAAGAGGTGTTGAGGTCAGAAGAATCTTAGTTGTCTGACCAGCAGAAATTGTAGGATAAACAGAAGCGAAGAACTGCTCAGCAACGGTGTTTGGAATAATTGCCGCTTCGTCGATATACAACCAGTTAACAGACTTACCACGAATACCAGAAGCAGTCGTAGCAGCAGTAAATACTTTAGATCCGTTTTCTAATTCAACGTCACCTTTGTTCCATGTCTTCACACCTTGCTGCATCCAAAGAGGCAGATTCTCATACATACCCTGATAGCGATTCATAACTTCGCGAGCAGCAGCAGTTTTGTTGGCAAGAATAGCAACAGACTTTGCTTCTTGGAACAGAGTATACCACAGGATACAAGCAGCAGATGTAATAGTCTTACCCTGCTGACGACCCTCCATAAGAATCGCCTTACGATTGTCTAGGATATGTCTCACCTTGCGCTTCTGACATTCGTAAAGTTTGAACGGAATCAAACCATGGTCGAGAGAAACGATCAGACAATAATTTTCAATAAAGTAAATAGGATCGTCCTCGCACTTGGCGAGTTCTTCTAATTGCTCTTGAGTAAAGTTATGTTTGTGTCCAATCGGTTTTAAATTAATATTACCGTGATATGAGGACTCTTCATCATTCATTATCAATGATCTTCGCCTTCTCTGCTTTCAGAGCCTTTAGAAGTTCTGACGTTGACCCAGCAAAAACAATATTGTTTTGGGTATCAATATTCTGTTTCTTTGGTTCTTCTTCTTTAAGTTTCTTTTTCTTTGCTTGTAGATCAAGAAGATCTTTAGCAGTATCACCTGTCGTTTTAATCAACTGTCCGACGACTTCATATGCACGGGGACTATCACTGGCAAGAGCAACGCTCAACATACCATCAAGTGCCTGTTGACTCTTGTCAATCAGATCATTAAGTTTCTTTCTTGCGACCTGATAATCATCTTCAATATCATCACCAGTTGAAATTACTTCAGGAACCAATGCCGTAGGAACTACTGCTGGTAATGCAGTATCGCATTCTCCACAACATTCAGGAGTTCCGCAGTTTTCATGCAGTTCTTCCTGTGATGTTCCAAACAATTCATCGAGTTGTTTATAATTATTCGTAGAACTCATCAAATGTCTCCACATAATTCCATGCTCCAACCTCAGGAGTCGCATCACTTGGGTCGGTTGTAACAGTATATCTTTGTGCGTTAGAAATATCTGGTATATCATTAGCATAGGTGTTAGCAATTGCAGTTCTGATAATTCCCTGCATTTCAACTGGTCCATAAAAATTAAGACCAAGTGTAAAATTCAGAGTCCAGATAACAGACTGCCTCTGGGTAAAATCACCCTCATATTGATCTTCGTAGTCAATACCATTTAGAGTAATTTGTAAGTCTCTTTTGATCCCCATTTCTGGTACATCATTAATCGTGACACAAAAATCAGGATTAAAGAATGGAAGAATTTGCTCAACAATTTGCAGACCATCATCCTGATTCTTAGCAAAAATATAAAGAGAAATATTCATGTCATACGGCGTACTGGTAAACTGCGAACGCAATTTATTTGGATCATCGCCTTGACCGACTGCCACATTCTTTGTCAGCAGATTGATTTTTCTTGTTGGATTATAATTCAGTCCTGTAATTTCAAACCCGATTCTTGGTAAAGTAATGGCAACAGATGCAGGATCAGTTGTTGGAACTGCGGCAATTCTTGCCAAGAATTTCTGCTTGGTTGAATATGCAAGAGGAACTCTTACGTTCTGCACAATTTCACCAGCAGAGTTTTTTCTGTGGATTGTGATGTTATTGAAGATTGTTCCAAACGCAATGATTGCTTTGCGAATATGTTGGTGATAAAAGAATTTGCCTAGAAACATTATGCCCTCTTAATAAACTCACCAAACGGATTAATCGCAGTGAAGTCCAAGATTCCATCTGCGATCGCAATATTGTCATATGTTTCATTATCCGCTGTCGGATCAATTTCAGTTGTCGTATAACCTTCAAGAATAATATTGTCTCCGCTCTCAGCGAGCAGATTAAATCCTTGTTGCATCAACAATTGATACTTAAACATATCTTGCGAATTGTTATCTTCAATCGCATCAATATCACTATTGCCTGTGTCAAAGATTTCCGAACTATATTCGAAGACTTCGCATCTTAATTTGTAGACATAAATCTTTCCGAGTTGATAGAATGGATTCATAAAATCAACAAACTTAATCTCAAAGAAAGTTTTGGTCTTTGGAAAATACAGAAGATCGCCTTCTGCTGGGCGAGTCTCTAGTTGCAGATTGTTTGCATTCTGTGCAACTGATTCTTCCCAGCGTCTCTTGGAAACAACGAAGGTTGCTTGTGATCTGAATTCAAATCCAAACTTAGTAAATAAGTCGCCCTCTCCTTCGAATCCTTCTACGTTTTCAAGATACATCTCAAGTGGATAGAATTGATTGAAGTATGATAGAGGATCTTCTCCTAAGATTGGATCTTTATTCGCAATTGTTCTTGGGAGATAGTAGAGATCATGTCCATAAATCTTCAAACTTTCAATGACAAGATCCTCCACCAAACGCTGTTCGTTTGTGGTTCCTGAAGTATTGCCAGATTGAAAGTAGAAGTTGGTAGGCATGTCTTAACCCACCATGAAATCGACAGGGAGTTCCGTCTTCAATTGCATCTCATCTTCGATTTGTTTAATTTCTTCGACTGCCTCGGCGTAAATCTCTCCGCCATTAAGAACAACCCCACCAGGAAGTTGAATACCACCGAATTTCTTCATGTTCTCGCCCCACTGACGCTTAATCAGTGCAGTTGCATATTGCTTGAGGAACATATCATTGTAAACTTGAGTGTATGTTGATGGGTCGAGAACACGATAGCATTCGATAATGATATAATCACCAGGATCGAATACTTCTTCCCAGTTGACATCAATATACATTTTATCCATCTTACGATTATATCTGATAGATCTATTACCAACAAGTAGCATATCTAGTAGTGATAGATGTTGCTGGACCTGTGTATAGTAAATCATATCCGCAGCAAGCAGATTATACATATCGTTCAAGCGGAATTGATAAATCAAGTCGAACATATTGTTACGATTATTGAGACCAGAACTTGGTCCATTGACTGGAAGAACTCTGATCACGCCAGTCACAGAATCTGGAATTGGGACATATCCATTTTGGATGTCGCCTGGAGTATAGAAATTGGAATTCGACAACGCTCTGCTGAAACCTGAAGTCTCACCAGTTAGAATTTCACCAGAAACGAATGTTCCCTTCAAGTTTCCAATAGAAGCAACCATTCCATCAATAGAAAGAATCTTACATGTGGCACCAGATGTTGCACCAACAAGTGTTTCGTTTATGGTGAATGATGGAGCAGAAAGACCTGAGAATCTTAGGGTTGCGCCTGTTACTTGATAGTGGAGATAAACTCTCTCTACACCATCAAAATGGAACTCTTGAAAATATTGCAACGCATCGTCAATGCGATCTTCAATTTGATCGTCATCTACGTTGATTTCAATTACTGGAAATCCGAGTCTACGGAGACAGTAATCGATTAGTCCTTGTCTTGATGAAATTGCCATATCGTGTCCTCTTTAGGACTATTTATAATGAACCCATGTCGTAAACTGAAGGATTTACTCCTGCAATATCACCTAAGTCAATTGTTTCGGGAACAGTGAAAAATTCTGGATTATATCCACCAACTTCAATAATACTTCCGTCAGTCTTTTTAGAATATAAAGTGCCATCCGCCAGATTTACTGCGAGTTCTCCGACCGCAATATCACTCGCAGTCGGAATAGAACCAGATGTTTCACTACGTTTAAGTTGGACTACAGTTGCCATATTAATTTAGTAGAGTCCCTGCTGAGTCATAAATATTAATGCGGAAATATGCGCTTGACTGACCATCAAGAAGATCAGCATCAAGACCCGAACCTGAACCATCAACAGTCTTAATTGCCGTCAGAAGTTCTGATGCAGAAGGTCCAGTATATGTAATTACGCCAGTTGTATTATTATAAGAAAGAGAACCCTCGCCACCAGCATCAGTTACCGAAATAGCAGCACGAGCAAGAGCATCCGTATACTGTGTTATTGATGTCGCAATTGCACCATTTGTAATCGTAATTCCAGTGCCAGCACTAAAGTGTGCTCTGACTTCTGTGGAACTTGGACCAGTATATGAGATCACACCTGTTGTAGAATTGTATGAAAGCGCACCGTCTCCACCATTATCTGTTACCGAAATTGCACCTCTTGCTCTACTATCTGTGAAGTAGAGATTTGTACCTTCGGAGAGATTGGTCGTTGACTTAGTTCCAAGTCTGGTATCAAACGTGCTATTAAAATCTGCTGAAGCAAACTTGGTATCTAGTTGAGTTTGGATTGCAGATGTTACACCATCAACATAATTCAATTCAGCAAGAGATGCAGTAAGACCGAGGTTAGTTAGAGCATTACCTTGCTGGGTTGAAGTCAGGGACTGGGTATTTACGTCAACACGCAGACGATTACCCAGAGCAGTTGCTGTTGTTGCAGAGTAGTTGGCATCATCGCCAAGAGCAGCAGCAAGTTCGTTGAGTGTATCAAGAGCAGCAGGAGCAGAATCAATTACTGCTGCAACTGCCGCACTCGCTGCACTTTCAGCATATGTTTTGGTTGCGATTGTTGAAGTGTCAACTGCAATCTGACCACTGCTTAGAGTGATGCCTGTTCCTGCGCTGAAGTGTGCTCTAACGTCTGCCGAAGAAGGTCCAGTATATGTAATTACGCCAGTTGTGCTATTGTATGACAGTGATCCATCGCCGCCACTATCTGTTACCGATACTGCGCCTCTTGCTCTGGCATTTGTGAAATAAAGATTTGTGGAACCTTCTGTTATCTCATCAGTATTATCTTTACCCGCAACTGCATTATCTACATATGTTTTTGTTGCGACGGTGCTATCGATATCGAAAACACCAGTACTGCTATTATAATCTAGACCAGTACCACCGCTGAGATTTGACAGCGTAATAAATCCTGCAATTGCTGATTCTTTTGCTAACGCGAATCCGCCAGCAGTAGTTCCATCATGAACGACAATTGTATCTTTTGTTGTGTCAACTGTGACTTCACCAACAGCACCAGTAAATGAAGAGTGCTGGACAGTAGTTCCTCGTCTTAATTGTAAAATCGTTGCCATTTGTATCTCCTAATCCCACTCTATTTAGTTGTATGAACCACCATCTAGAATGGCACCGTCTTGTATATTTTCCAACGAGGTTTTCAGCATCTCATGTCCACCAGCAGTTGCGCCATCATGGACTCTTATAGACCAGTTCGTAGTATCAACAGTAATTTCTGCCTCAGCACCAGTAAATGCTTGGTGTTGGGCACTAGTTCCTCTTCTGAGTTTAACTCTTGCAGCCATTATATGCTCCCATAATCCACAGAATTATACGCAGCAACAGCGTCTGTAATCAACCCATAATCCAAGTCGGTAAGTTGATTTAGACGAACGATAGCAGTACCAGGAGTTGTAGTAGTGTCAACATCAAAATCGCTAAATGCAGTGTCTGCAAATGAGATTGTGGTAACTGAGGTTTCACCAGTTCCACCATCTACTGCGACACCACCGACAGTAACGATTGTTCCATCAGACGCTTTAGAGAAAAGTTTCTTATCAACTAGATTGACTGCCAGTTCTCCAACTGCCAGATCACTCGAAGTTGGTTCCGCTCCTGTCGTCTCACTTCTTTTGATTTGGACTACTGTTGACATTTAAAACCTTATTCTTCTTCTGCTACGGCATACTCATCAGAAGTTTCAAACGACATACCACCATCAAGTCCAACATAATTACCGCTTGGTTTAGGTTGGGATGCTTCATGTTCTAAAATTTGAATCTTCTGTTGGAGTTCCTTAATTGTTTCGTTTGCCATTGTTATCTGCGTGTTCAACATAACATTATCTAGTGTCAATGCTTTAAGTCGTTCAGCAAGATTATTAATATACGAATTTACGAACTTAGTTTGATCCATTATAACCTCCAAATGTTGGGGGGAGGAATCTCCCCCCTATTATATATTAGTAAGTTCCACCATCAATATTGCCAAACGATGGCGAACCACCTGAACCGCCAGATAGAAGAACTTGACCTGCAGTACCAGCACCAGTTGCTGCTAGTGCAGAAGTGCCGTTGCCGTATAGAATACCCTTCGAAGTGAAAGTACCAGCACCAGTACCACCGTCAGCAACAGCGATTGCCGAAGATAGACCAGAAACTGTTCCGCCAGAAAGCGAACCTTCTAGGTTAGCAACGAGAGTAGCAACAGTATAACCAGTGCCGCTTACGTTAACAGTTGTGGTTGGTGCAGTTTGCAGATCCTTGAAGAGTTTCCACTTACCGTCCGATGCGTCACGGAAGAGACCAGCATACTTGTCTTGCGAACCTGTGCTATCATAAACACCGAAGATACCAAGGTCAACTGCGTCGGTCGAAGTATTGTCGTTACCAACAAAGATCAGAGGGTCAGTTACCGAGATAGTTGTTGAGTTGACAGTTGTTGTAGTACCAGTTACTGTCAGGTTACCAGCAACGGTGATATTTGTCGCAGTAATGTCGTCCGAGTTTAGAGTACCATTAACAGTAACATCATGGAATGTTACATCCGCACTTGTGCCAACATCCTGACCGATGTCGATTGTAACTTCGCCTGTTAGACCAACAGCAGTAGAAACACCTGTGCCACCTGAAATTGTCAGTGTGTCAGTGCCTAGAGTAATTGTGTCTGTGCCAGTATCGGCGGCAACAGCAAGATCGGTTGAGATCGATGCTGTGCTTGCTGAGGTAATACGACCCTGTTCATCAACAGTGAATGTTGGTATCGAAGTCGAAGAACCGTAAGAACCAGCAGTAACCGCTGTATTTTCAAGATCGATTGTACCGTTGCTGTATGAGATACCTGTACCACCAGTGAGGTGGTTATCTACCGCTGTTTCGGCACGGGCAGTAGTGAAGTAAAGATTGCTCATGCCTTCACTTAGATCATCTGTGTCGTGATTAGACAGGGATGAAACCGTGCCAGTTACGTCTGCGGTGACAGAAGCAAAGGTTACGTTATCAGTTGTCCCAACCGACTGACCGATGCTGATAGTTCCGCTCGAATAAGAAACGCCTGTTCCACCTGAAAGGTGGTTGTCAATTGCTGTTTCTGCACGGGCAGTGGTAAAGTAAAGATTTGATGTGCCTTCATTGAGATCGTCTGTGTCGAACGATGAAAGAGACATAGCAGCGTCATTATACGAAATAACACCAGTTGTTGGATCATATGAAAGATCGCCAGAAACGCTGATAGAATTTCTTGCGCGAGAATCCGTAAAGTAAAGATTTGACGAACCTTCTGATAGATCATCTGTATCATGGTTCGAGATAGACGAAACAGTACCAGTTACGTCACCAGTAAGATCGGCTGTGATTGTGCCAGCAGAGAAATTACCTGACGAATCGCGCTTTACGATTGTCGAAGCAGTATTGTTTGCAGTTGCAGCATCTACAGCAGCAGTATATTTCTTACCACCGATGGCATCGATTACTGCACCACCGCCAGAACCTACCGATTCAATGTAGAGAACAGCATTGGCACCGTTATTCGATGCGTCCTCTGCATATGCCATTTCGCCTTCTAGAAGATCAGAAGTCGTTGGAGCAGTAGAACCTGCACTTCTTTTAATTTGAATAATTGTTGACATTTCAGTTTCCTTCTTGGGTTAATTTTTTTTAATAGGTTCCGCCGTCCACAATTCCTAAATTCAAATCCCTAGCAGGATTAACTGCTTTCCACTTCTTAGTAACCTCATCATATGCAAGGGTATATCCATCTTCTAGAGTGTTGGTATCAACATCACTTAGCGTTTCCAAAGCAACTGCTTTTTTACTTACTATATTTGTATTTATAGGATTTGATAATCCTACAGAAACTTTTGTGTTAGACTTTTGTCCTACTGAAACATTTACTGTCATTTTGTTACCTCTGGATTAACAACAACAATGCCTTCTAAGACTCGAATCGTTTCGAGTTCGCTCGAGATTTCAATATCATAAACATATCTGCCTGCTTTTATTGCTGAAGTTTGCTCAGCAGTAAGTGAAATAGTTACTTCCCCTGTAGTTGGAGCACTTATTTCTGCTGTAAAATCAATAGCAGTATTACTATAATATGATTTTCTCATTTGAGCAGCTGCAGTATAGTCGCTGAGATTTTTTACATCACCAAATTGATCTGACACAGTAAGTGCCAAGGAATATGTTGTTCCCTGATCAATATAAATATTTTGAACCGTCGCCATGGAAAATCCTTATAAATTATTCTAGACTATTTATAATATTGAGAGTTGTATGAAGACTATCGTGACATTAAAATATGGATCAAAATATTCTGCCTCTGCAGTAAATCAAATCTTCGAGGATACTGGCGGTAAATACAACTACGTTTGTATTACCGATGACCCGACAGATCTATATCCTGAAATAAAGACGATGCCATTACCAGATGATTTGGAAGGACACTGGTATAAAGTATGGTTGTTCAACCTCAAAGGTCTTGGTGACATTTTATACTTAGATCTTGATGTCAGAATACAAAAAAATATCGATCATCTATGGAATTACCTTGACGAACGCCCAACAATAGTTTATACTCACTGGAAGAATAAAGAATTTCCTGATCATCAGGGAGAAACACATGACATGCGCTACCTGAGTAATTACAACTCAAGTGTTATGATGTGGAAAGAGGGTTCTGGACAATATATCTGGGACCATTTTAATACAGATCCTGATTATTTCATGGTTAAATATTTTGGAGACGATCGGTTTCTATGGCATGAAACATTCGGGTTAAATCATTTTCCAAAGGGTGAAATTTATTCTTTTGTGTATGGGGCAGACTATTACGGAATTGATGATAACAACGAATCATTTTACTATCGTCCAAACTACACGATAGCATTGTTGAATGGTCTAGATCAGTTTCCTGGGGCAGATAAAGAGTATGATGAACTTCGTGTGCATTAAGTGGGGCGACAAATACCCTGCGAAATATGTAAACAATCTTTATAAAATGGTGCAGAAGAACTATGCACACAATCGTTCTTCCTATACATTTACCTGTTATACCGATGATCCCGAAGGAATAGAGTGCGATACTGCACCGATACCTGATGATGGTGTTCTTCACCCGAAATATTACTTCGGAAAAGAAGACTATTGTTTTGATCGAGCAAAATTTCTAGTATTCAATTCTAGAGAATGGTTGGGATACAAAGGTAACTGGTGTTACTTTGACCTCGACGTCGTTATTCAAGAAGATATAACTGACATCGATGAGTTGTCCAAAAAACCAAGAATCATTCAATGTCGCTGGCAACCACAATCGCAAAAACATGACAGGTTTTTTATTGATACGAGAGGAACTTTCTACAACTCAAGTATGATGTTATGGCCTGGTGCTGCGTGCGAGCACATCTATCATGACGTGATACAAAATAATGAGATAGTATTTAAAACCTTCTTCAAAGGTAGCGACAACTATCATTACTGGAGGCAGAGAGATTTCTGGAAGGATATACCAGGAGGTTGGATTTATTCATGGAATCGTGGAAAACATCATCCAGATGATGTTGATAAATTTAAATTTAGAAAGGATGCTAAGATTTGTCTCTTTAATACAGACAATGTTCCACATCCTTCTGCCAAAGAACAAATTAAATTATTGGATTGCCAAGACCAATCCATTCTTAAATTGTGGAATTGCGAATGAGAGTCAATTACGTTTGTTGTAAATGGGGAACAAAATATTCTGCGGAGTTTGTAAACCGTCTTTATCGTATGGCGAAAAAACATACACCAAAAGATTTTGAGTTCCATTTTTATTGCTATACAGATGATAGTGAAGGTTTTGAGAGTGAAATTAAAGTCATCGACTTCCCAGACATCCCAGACATCCATCCGAAATACTGGTTCGGTTCAGAAGAATTCAAATACGGCATGGCAAGATGCTGGGACAGACCAAAGACGTTCATCTTCAACACCCACAACTTTGCATCTGATAGTCCCACAGGAAGATTCGTATTCTTCGATCTGGATGTGATCATTCAAAACGATTTACGTCCTATAATCACACACGATTTCGAGAATCCTACTAAGTTGCGTTCTTGGTGGCAAGACCCTCGCCCAATGAAGTCTCGTAACTTTAAGTTAGCACATGGCGCATACACCAATGGTAGTTGTATGGTATGGTCAGATGATCAGACAGAATGTATCTGGCAGGATGTGCTGGAAAATCAAGAACGTATCTGGTATACGTTTACTGATGGCACAGACAACTATCACAGTTGGAGATGGGGAGAGTTTAGAACGGATGGCGAACCACCTTTGTGGAAACACTTTCCCAGTCTTTATGCATATTCATACAATCGTGGAAGAGATTGGGAGCAGGGAGATTTAGAAGTAGGAATATATAGAAAGAACTGTATTCTCTGCGTATTTAATGTGGACCTATTGCCGTTTCAAGATAATAAACGTGGTAAAGTGAAACAAGAACAACTGGTCGATCCAGACCTACTAGAGCATTGGAATGTATAATGATTAGTATCTATACCGTAAAATGGGGATACAAATATGGACCAGAATATGTCAACAAAATTCTGGAACAATGTAAGAAGCATATCACTCACGAGTTTGATTTCTACTGTTTGACAGAACATCCTGATGGGTTAGCACCAGATATTAATGTTATCCCATTTCCCGAGGATAATTATTATGAGAAATGGTGGAACAAACTATATCTGTTCGACAGAAAGGTAGTTGAGCAAAAAGGAGAAAAACTATTCTTCGACCTCGACGTTGTAATTCAAAATAATATAGATTGCATTGTAGAATTTGACCCAGGAAATGCACTCACCTTTATTCGCACGCACTGGCATAATCTGCGTAAGATGAAAGAAGATGTGAAGCAAGTTCCATGGGCATATACTGATCTGAATTCCAGTGTTCTGCGATGGAATGACAGACTTGATGGCGATAAGATCACCAAGTTTGTTCGAGACTATCCATCACAAATGTTTTTCTATTATCGCGGTCTAGATAATTTGTTCGGGCATCAAAGAGAACGTTTGTTGCCTCTTGAATTTTTTCCTGATGGTTGGGCATATAGTTACAATAATGGATATCTATGGCCGACCGATGTCAGAAAACAAACCCTACGCGAAGACCCTCTAATTTGCCTTTATGATTCTATGGAAAGACCTGAAGATGTTAAACTATAATTTTTTGAACAACTATCGTAATTGGGGTGATGCTCTCGATAAGATCGGGCATGAGATGCCTTGGAAGCATGAAGATTTTCGTAAGTCTTTAAATCCAAACACAATGGATGCAGGGATTTGGTTGGTCGAAGAACTTAATAAGGTAGATCTTCCGAAGAAAAATTTAGATGTCACCATTCTAAATTCTTGGTTAGGTATTCCTCTTGTTCCACTTCTGTGCGAGAATATGAATATTCGAAAGATCAATCTTATTGACATTGATAATGATGCACTAGAATTATCAAAGGTGTTTAATCGTTACTACAATAACGAACTGGGAATTAATCTAAATCATATCAACTGGGATGTTCCATTTGCATATCATGACATTAATGCATTACAAACTGATCTTGTAATTTCTATTTGCTGTGAGACAATGTATCCTCTTAAAGAAATGACTACTGCAAACAAGAACTGCATTTTTGCTTGTCAGTCGTCAAATGTTTTCAAAGAGATGTATGGTATTAATTGTGTCCCAAACATTGGTGAACATATTAATAATGTTGGTATTACTGATGTTATGTATAGTGGATCGATAAAGCAGTCGTATTGGTCATGGGATGGTAAAACAGAATTTGATCGTTTCATGGTTATAGGAAAGAAATATTAAAAATGATGTTAGGAACAAACACTGACATTGAAAAAATAGTTACAAATTGGATCCCAGAAAACACAATAGGTGCAGAGATTGGAGTTTGGAAAGGTGAATCGTCTAAGGTTTTATTAAAAAAGGCGAGGCACCTGCACATGATAGATCCTTATAAAATAAGTGTTTATGAGAACAGTACTGACTGGTTGAATATAGGTTACGAAGGAATACTTAAAAGATATTCTTGTTTGGTTGACTCGACAAATCCTGAGGACTTCCAAAAATTTTATGATGATCTTTACAATAATATATGCATAGAATTTAAAGATTTACCTGTAACTATACATAGAATGACTTCAAATGAATGGTTTTCTTCATACAGTGGAGAAAAATTAGACTGGATCTACATTGATGGGGATCACAGTTACGAAGGAGTAATGTCAGATTTGATTAATAGTCTTGATGTTGTAAAACAAAATGGGTTAATTTTTCTTGACGATTATTCTAGGCACAATGACTTACATCCTGGAGTTAGACAGGCAGTAAGAGATTTTTGCTATCAGCGGAAATTTAAATTTTACAGATTATACATCAATGGATGTATGATAGAATTGGGGGAAGATTGATATGGGAAGAGCAAGAGTTGTAACTCCACCACCAGCAGATTATACTCCCGAACCGCTAGTTGCGCCACCAATTGAGGTGGAATTAGAGGAAGTAATTGTCGATTCTTGGAAAGAAAGCAATCTTATAGAAGAGACTATTGAAGAGGGGCCTTCGCAAGAAGAATTGGAGAAGGAACGTATTGCCCAGGAGAAGCATGAAGAACTTCTACGGCAAAAAGAATTAGCAGAAAAAGAAGCAAAGAGACAAGCAAGAATTGCAAAACGAGCAGCAAAAAAAGACCCAGAACTTCTAGCAGAAGTCGAGGCGCTGCGTCAAGCAAATGAACAACTTGCCAGAGAAAAAGAGGCAGCAGAAAAAGCAAGAGAAGAAACTATTGTTGCTATGCGCAAGAAGGCAACAGAAGAACGTGGCAATCAATTAAATATTGTTAAGCAGAGAACTCCATCTTTATGGAGTAGAATAAAGACATTCTTTAGAAGAAAAAGAATTGACATTGCAACTGTTGGTATCAAAAACTATGAGACCGCGATCATACAAAGAGCAAGAATCGCGGTCCCTAGAATGTTAGACGAATTAGAAAAGATGCACGAACAGTTAACAATCATGGAAGAATTGATTGCAAAGTATGTCGAGAGGCAAAAGATCAAGGATTGATAAATTCTTCCCCAGTAATATCCTCAACCATAGATTTCCAAATATCCAGATGCGGAACAACATAACCAAGTGTCAGTCTTTTGGCAGTGTTGCCACAGCAGTGATAGACGATCTTATCTGGTTCTTGCTTAGTTCCGAAGTATCCAACCTTACATGACCATCCCTTTGGATCGACCATGGTGACAACTTCCTTGGTTACTGGATCAAGGTATCTGAAGAACCCACCATTTTCTTCTGAGTTGTATGTGATCAGAATATTATACCCTGAAGCATTCCAGTTTGTATGCCAACCCATAAATCCATTTTCTGGATAATATGTAAACACAGCATTGTTTCTGGCGCCAAGATAATGCATCAATTCAGTATTAGTTTCTTGTTGCCTTTTTCCATATTCAAGAGGAAACCATGGTTGTCCATGCGCCTGTGACATGTCAGTGCAGTAAGCAACTTCCGGAAACCCAATGTGCCGTTCACCTTTTCCCAGAATATGATTCATATACTGTTCGTCTGTTGAAGTTTCATACGTAAGTCCACCACCACGTTGTTTTTGCATATCTTCTGGACCAAGTACCAGATGTTGATCATTTTGTGCAAAAAACCATTCAGTAAATGGATCCAGAATATCTGTAAGATCTTTTGAAATCGGTTCTACAAATTTTAACATATTTAAAAATTCCTAAAATGAGTTGGTTCAATTTTTTCCCATGTATATGGATATTTAGACAAATCTCTAGTAACCCTCAACATGGTTTCTTGTGTCGGGATGAAACCTCTTCTAGAATATTTGACCAACCTTTCTAGTGCATGAAATGGAGATTTATTATTTTTTCTTAACCGTAACGTCTTGGCATTTAAATCTTCCCAAAACGTTTCGCAACGAGTGATACTTACTCCATCAAATGCAATACAGCAAATTGTATAATCATAATTATAGATTGTATCTAATGGTGTGTTGTATGGGTAATTTGTTATCTGAAGAATTGTATCTCTAAATTTAAAATTCAACGCAAAATCCAGATCGGTTTTTATTTCTGGATAATGATTGGATATATCTTCTATGAATTGTTTTGGATTATTTGTATAAAAATCATAATCATTGATTGTGTTACCAGTAAAATGCGAGGTAAAACAACCACCTGCAACCCAATATTGATATGAAACTTTTCCGATCTTAGAACGTATCTCCTCGAAAACATCGAAAAAATGTTCATATTTTGTTTTGTCTGCGAGTTCTACTAACATCAATCTAACATAGAAGGAGGAATTGTATAGTGATAAATTACTCGAGGTTGTCCCTGTAGTTCTTCTTCTCGATATCCGACGATAAAGTTCCAGCGTGCGTCTGGATCCGGAAATCTTCCAGTCTTCACACCAAAATCGAAATGATTTAATAGACGCCACATAGTAAACGTATCCCATTGCAACGCTGCTTTGGGATAGTGTTTTGAGTCCCATGATGGATCATTTTGTGCCCAGTATTCATCATACCATGCTCGCATAAACTTGAGAGTCTTTGGATTACTGCGGTAAATAAACAGACCACAGTGTTCTGTCATTTCTTCTGTTTCAGAAAGTTGCGTGATAGCAGCATTGTATGGACGATTAGCAGTAAACAGAACATCAACATCATCAGGAATCTGATCGAAAATCTTCTGAATATCTTCGTGCTCGACCTCAGTATCGCAGTCCATATAAACTGTCAAGTCATACGGTGTTTGATCTAGCGCCCAGAGTTTTGCTCGTTTATCACGAGGAACATCTTTAGTAATGATAGTATCAAAGATTTTGTGATCTTCTGGTTGCACCCATTCTTCATGTGTAAAAAATGTCACATGAGCATCTGGGAAATAATCTTTGAGGGATATTACAGAGTTTTTTGCTGCTCTGTAATATCCCTTTTTCATTGTTGCTACATATAAAAAACCATTATTCGGCATTCTTCGCTTCTTCTTGCATGAGAAGCATAACTGTATACGCAGTTACTTCCATAAATGTCTTAGACTTTCTGATCTTAGACTTGAGATCACGATTAGACGAATTCTTGACAGCATCGATTTCAAAGGCATCCAACTTAGCAGCAAACAACTGCTCTTGTTGCATTCTTGCCTTGTCAACCTTTTGACGTTCTAGATTCTGCTTGATCTGGTTGTCGCGTTCTTCCTTGCGACGATTGGTGTTCGCATCAATTTGCTCAACACTGAATGTGCGCATGATTTCATCGTAATCACGATTAGTTCCATCGTTCATGATGGATGCAGTAACACGCTTGTTTGTATCTGGATAAAAGAACTCGGCGATGATATGCTGACGTTCTTTGCTTGCCCAATAAGGATTTTCAATTTTTCTATTCACAGTACTCAATTCAATTCTCCATAAAAGAAAGACTCAATAATGATTTAATATACCTGATTCATGGTATAAAGTCAATATATTTAGGCAGTTTTTACCCACAAATATACTGTAGAAATCGTATCCTTGGTTGCTTGGACTGTCGCACCAGAATATGTTCCAGAGAATGTATTAGAATATGTTCCTGAATACGTTCCGCTGTATGGAGCAGTACCAGCATACGAACCTATGTAGTTTCCTGAGAAGTATCCAGTGTATGTACCAGTATAAGTTGCAGTTCCTAGATAATATCCAGTATAGTTACCAGAAAAATATCCAGTGTATGTACCAGTATAAGTTGCAGTTCCTAGATAGTTACCTGTGAAATTACCAGAATATGTTCCGGAATAGAATCCAGTATAGTTCGCTGGACCTACGTAGTTACCAGTAAAGAACCCAGTGTAGTTACCAGTGTAGAAACCAGTGTAGTTTGCAGGTCCAATATAATTGCCCGTAAAGAACCCAGTGTAGTTACCAGTGTATGTGCCAGAGTAGTTCGCTGGACCTACGTAGTTACCAGTAAAGAACCCAGTGTAGTTACCAGTGTATGTGCCAGCATAGTTACCAGCATAGTTTCTAGAACCTGAGAAGTATCCAGTGTATGTTCCTGAGTATGTTCCAGCATAGTTACCAGCATAGTTTCTAGAACCAGCATAATAACCAGTATATGTTCCACTGAAGTTTCCGAGATAGTTTCCTACGAAGTTTCCTCCAACGAAACCACCATAATAAAGAGTATATGTTCCCGAGAAGTTTCTAGCATAGTTACCGACGTAATTACCAGCATAGGAAGCTGCATAGTTTCTCGAACCAGCATAGGTTCCTACATAGTTACCAGAGAAATTACCAGCATAGGAACCAGCGTAGTTTCTAGACCCCGCATAAGTGCCTACATAGTTACCACTGAACCCCTGTGAATAAGAACCAGAATAAGGAGCAGTGCCTGCATAAGAACCTACGTAGTTACCGCTGAACCCTTGGGAATAGGAACCAGAGTATGGTGCAGTGCCTGCATATGCTCCTGCATAGTTACCACTAAATCCTCGCGAATAGGTTCCAGAGTATGGTGCAGTGCCTGCATATGCTCCTGCGTAATTTCCTGAGAAATTACCAGTATATGTACCAGAGTAGTTTGCTGGTCCAACATATCCACCACTGAAATTATTGGCATATGCGCCAGAATAAGTTCCAGAGTAGTTTGCTGGTCCAACATATCCGCCGCTGAACCCTTGCGAATATGCACCAGAATAAGTGCCAGAGTAGTTCGCTGGACCTACATAATTCCCGACATAGTTTCCGCTGAAATTACCAACATAGTTACCAGCATAATTGCTAGGAGTAACTTGTTCGCGAGTGTCGGTTGTGGCATCACCCAACTGAACCCAAGTCCCACCAACTGGAGTCGAAGACTGAACCTTGTATGTTCCCACCCCAGAATCAATAATTCTGTTACGGAAGTTTGGAAGCATTTGAAGAATTTCAGTGGAAGACATTTCCTTAATGTCTTTGGTATTGATCAACTTTAATGGTTTGAGATTTGTGTCAGGAACGCTTGTTGCAGCAGTCTTCTGCCAAAGATACGTTGTAGTATTTCCGCCATTAGCAATATCAGTCAGAGTATAGCGAGAAACCCATGTTCCACCTGTAGGTGCTGTTGCCTGTAACTTATATTGACCAGCAGTATATGAAGATTCTGCAACCATAGCAGCAATGGCATAATCTAAAAGTTCTGAATCAATTTCTGCATCAGTCATTTCAGAGATGCCTGTTCCAGCAGTATACTTTAGAACACGATTAGTAATACTTTCTGCTGCGGCCGCAACAACTTGTTTTGCATAATATGTGGTTGATGTTGTAGTACCAGAAGCAGGGTGAGTTCCTGTTGCTTCTGTTAGATCAGTATCTGTGAACGTCCCGATTGAAGTACCAGCACCACTGTTATTAGTTGTGATGTTTAGTTCTGCTGTTCCAGTACCATCAGCATTTGCACCAAATGAAACAGTCAATACGTTAGCGATGTAATTCTTTATTTCATTCGAAGACATCTGCTGCAAACCTTGCCAGTTAGCAGCAGAAACTGGTGTCGCCGATGATTTAAGTCTTAATACCATTTATGCAGTCCTGATCCACAATTTAACACTGGAAACTGTATCTTTACTTGAGACAATAGTAGCACCAGAATAATTTCCTGTAAAACTTCCAGAGAAATTATTGGTATACGTTCCAGTAAAGTTCCCTCCATATGTATTCGTATAAGTGCTGGTGAAATATCCAGTGTAGTTACCAGTATATGTTGCTGGTCCTGAATAATATCCAGTATATGTCCCAGCAGAAGAGAAATATCCTGCATAGAAACCAGTATAATTAGTTGGAGTTGCAGTAACACCAGCATAATTACCACTGAACGTTCCTGTATAATAACCAGTGTAATTTACGGAAGCATAGTTTATGCCTGTAAAGTAACCAGTATAATTTGCAGTCCCACTATACGATGCAGAGTAGTATCCTGTGTAGTAAGCAGTGTATGGTGTTGGTGGAACGAAACCATTATAGTTTCCACTATATGTAGTTCCATATGCTGTTCCTTGGTATGAAATACCAGCAGTATAGTATCCAGCAAAGTTTCCGAAACCAGTGTAGTACAAGACTCCAGGAGAGGTTCTTGTGTAAACTCCAGTAAATGCTGGGGAAGGACCAGTGTAAAAACCAGTATACGGTGTTCCTGGACCCGAATAGTAACCAACTCCAGTATATGATCCAGCATATCCTGGACCACTGTAATTTCCAGTATATGTTGGTCCTGGACCAGAATAAAATCCTGTGCCAGTATATGACCCAGCATATCCTGGACCAGAAAAGTATCCTACTGTTTGCCCAGTATAATACGCAGGAATTCCCGTAGAGTAACTTCCTCCATATGACGGAACCGTATAAATTCCAGTATATGCAGTGCCAGTACCAGGTCCAACATAATTTCCACTATATGTGGCAGAATAATAACCACCAGGAACTAGTGACTGACCACTATACGGATCATATCCAGGAACCATACCAGTAAACCAAGTATTACCAGTGTAATAACCAGTGTAATTTGTTGGACCAGCTGGTGAATTATAATATCCCACCCAAAAGACTGGTGCACTACCACCTGGAAAATACCACATCGCTTGATAGTAACCAGTATATGATGGACCTGGAATGTAACCAACATACCATGCAGGAATTGCTGCACCAAAACCAATATATACTAATTCTGGTTGATAACCAGTATATGTTGCAGCATATGTTGGACCAGCAAACGGTCCAGTTGGATATGGTCTTTGGGTTGCAGGTCCAGAGTAATATCCTGTGTATGTTGCAGCATATGTTGGACCAGCAAACGGTCCAGTTGGATATGGTCTTTGGGTTGCAGGTCCAGAGTAATATCCTGTGTATG